ATGTTTTTGTAAAACTTTTAAAATTACAGTAGAATGATACACTTATGGATAATAGACAATAATTATCAACTACAACTTAATGTTCTTGAACTTGCTAAGTATCCTATAGTTTGTAAAGTTTATGAATTAGATACTTCACAAGGTAAATGGTTATCAAAAGAATATTATAAGTATTTAGATTTTATTAGTAACTCAAATGGTTATTGTGTTAAGCATGGATTAAATGCTAGAGAAGCTCATGAATATGCTTTTAAAAATACTAATCTTCCTAAAGATTATGTACTTCCAAAAGATCATAAAGCTATTCTTAAATTTGTAATTGATGAACTAGAATATGATGCTGTATCAGTATTAGTTAATGCTGCTGTTAAAGCTCTTAAAGTAAGTGCAAGAAGTTTACAAAGTTATGTAGATGTACTTAATGATTTAGTTGAAGATGAATTCAAAGATAAAGATGGTACACCAATTGATATATCAGCTACTGTAAATAAAGTTTTAAAAACTATTTCTGAAATACCTAAAGGTATAGAAATATTTAATGATCTTGTAAATAAACAAAAAACTAATAACAATACTCTACGTGGAAGTAAAGAATATAGCACAAGCATGGAAGGAGATGATGCAATTGAATCTTATATCCCTGGTGAAGGGGAATGAGTTTCATAAACAACATTATGATTATGATTGTACTATTAAAGAAAAATCTTTACCTTTTATTAATTATGTACTAGAAGATAAATCACAATATCCTTTTTTAGATACTTTATATAATGAAAATATTAAACGTAATTGGATAGATAAAGATAAAGATTTTTTAATTGGTAATTCTGGTGGAATATTATTAAATATAAATTTTGTTTTTGTTAATACAGATGCTTATTCAGAGGTTGCTACATTTTATGATAAACATAAAGAATATTGTTTTTATGAAGAAAGTACTGTAGAATATAATAAATTTTGGGGTAGAGAATTATATCGTCGAAAGTTTGGAATGAATAATAAATCTAAACTTTATATTAAAGATATTCTTGAATATTTTAATCCTCAAACAACTACTCAACGTAAATTAGAATTATTACATCCTTTACATATTACTGGAGATCATTATAGTTATTTAAATTATGGTAGAATAGAAAGAACTCCTAATGATATTGAAAGAAAAGATTTAGATGATAAAGGTTTAACTAGAACTAAAGTTATTGAAAGTTTTCCTAGATTTTGGGATGGTGATTATTGGTCTTATAAAATTGATCAACTTGCTTATCTTAATGAGAAGAGTAATATAATTGCAAAAGCTCGTCGTAAAGGTTATAGTTATAAACGTGGTAATGGTAATGCTAATATAGTTAATCTTAATAAAACTGTTACGGTTATAAATATTGCACAAGACATTAAATTTCTTACTGATAAAGGAGCTTTAACTTATATGACTAAAGCTTGTCTTGATTGGTATGAAAATACTACTTGTTGGAAAAGAGGTTATCTTAGTGAAGCTATTGAATCTATAGAGTTAGGTTATAAACTTCGACATGATGGTAATAAACCTCATGGATTTAAAAGTAAAGTTTTATCTTATGCCATAGGTATTAATACATCTTGTGCAGTTGGTAAGAAAGCTATTATTATAAATTGTGAAGAATCTGGTAAGAGTCCTAAACTTCAAGAGTTTTTAGATATTACTACATCCAATCTTGAATCAGGTGAAATATCTGTAGGTTTATTTAATGTTTGGGGTACAGGTGGAACTAAAGGTGCTAACTGGATAACCTTTGAATCTTTATTTAATAAACCTAGAAAACTTAATGCTTTAGAATTTGAAGATATTTGGAATGATAATAAACGACATACTACATGTGGTTATTTTCATCCACAAGTTTTAAATTATGAACCTTATATTATTGATGGTAATTCATTATTATTTGATTCTTATAAATCAGATAAAGAAAGAAAAGCCATTGCAAGATTAGCTAAATCATCTAGTGAATATATTATACATTGTGCTCAACGTGCTAATAAACCTAGTGAAGCTTTTATTAATACTGTTGAAAATTTATTTGCTTCTCCTGAATTAAATGTTCATGTTAATAATTTAAAGACTGATTATACTAAACAATTTTATACTGATGGTTGGTATTTTAAAACTAATGAAGGTGTTAAGTTTATTAATAGAGATAAATGTATTATAGATAAACTTTTACCAGAAGGTTGGCATGATTTTATTACTGATGTTCCTCATACAAATTCTACTGATATTCATGGTTGTGTCAGAGAATATTATCCTCCTTATACTGTAAATGGAGTTGTTCCTAAAGACTTATATTTTATTACTGTCGATCCTTACGGAGTTAATAAAATAGCAAGTGAAGTTACAGATAAACATTCATTATATAGTTTTTCAGTATGGATGAGAAGTAATACAATTTCTCCTTATTCAGGTAAAAGACTTGTTGCTGAATATGCAGGTCGTCTTAATACTATGAAAGAAAATGATGCTCTTTTATTATTAACTTGTCATAGATGGGGTGGTGGAGCATTAGTTGAGGTCAATAGAGGTGAAACTGTTAGTAATTTTGTATCTTGGTTGTCTAAAGATAAACTTCTTAAAGATCCTATTTCATATATGGAAGGTGCTAATACTACTAGTAAAGAAGAAAAAATTGGTATGGTTATAGGAGATGGTGATGTTAAACTAAATGGTCTTACTATGATGAAAGATTTTATTTATGAGGTAATAGGTAAAACGATAGAAGATATTCCAATACTTCGATTAGAAGAAATTTATTCATTACCTTTATGTTTAGAATGGCAAAGCTTTATTAGTGGTGGTAACTTTGATAGAATTTCTAATACTATATTAGCAATGTACGAATTTAAAAAAGATGAATTTGTAAAACGATATAATCTTTTTAATAAAGTAAATGAAAATACCAAACAACTTAGTTTTTATGAACGTTTAAATAAACATTAATATGATTATAGGTTTAAGTGATAACATAGGTAATAACAATAATCTACCTAATCAAAGAGTATCTTTGAAAACTAAACAAACTGCTAAGTGGACTAAATCTATGGCTGATTATGTTGTTAATTTAGCTGTAAGTTGTAATGATAAATCTAAGACTAGAGAATTTCTTGATATGGCTAATGGTCATGTTAATAAGGATATGTATGAATATGTTATTAAAACTTATGGTGTTACTGGTAGTGATATTCAAAAAGAAAAACTTATTGATGATCTTAGAGAAATAGATTTTCTACAACCTATTAAAGATATATACTTAGGTGAATTTGTTAATTCATATAATAATTATCAAGTATATACTGATGATCCAGATACTATATTTTTACGTAATAAAGCTTTTGGTGATAAAGTAATTGGTATAATGAATCAACAACTTATTAATGAACTTAATAAGACTATGCCTACAGGACAACCTACTAAAGAAACTCCTGATATTGCTGAAATGTTAGAACAACATATTGCTGATTGGAATGATGAACGTGCTGCTAAAGCTCAACTTAGATTAAATCTTTTAAATAATGTAATTGATGCTAAAGTTAAGTATAATCAATTATATTATTATTGGTGGGCTACAGAAGAATGTTATACTTATAGAACTGTACATAAGAATGATGTTATATTTGAAGTAGTTCCTCCTTATGAATACTTTAGAGTTCCCAGTGATAATACTTATGTTGAAGATGATCATTATGGTGCTAGAATATTTAAAAGAAATCTATATACTATATTAGATAGATTAAGTGATTATTTAACTCCTGCAGATATTACATATTTAAGAACTATTACTGATCAAAGTGTTAGTCAAGATGTTCATGTAAATCTTCTTAAAAGTAGAATGATTGAAAATGGAATGTCTGAATCAGATTATTTAGATAATAATAATCAATTTAGAGATAGTTTGTTAAATGATAGTTTATGTAATAATGCTGGTGATATTTCAGTAGCTCATTATATTGCTAAGACAGAAGTCAAAGTTGGTTATCTGACATTTATATCTCCTGAAGGTGAAGTACAGGAAACTACAGTTGATGAAGATTATGAATTAGATTTAGAAGCTGGTGATGTATCTATTAAATGGGATTGGATTCAACAAATATATCAAGGTGAAATTATAGGTTATGGTCAAGGAAGTAGTAGTCAAGCTGTATATACTAAATTTAGACCTATAGACATTCAACGTGAAAAGTTTAGTAATCTTAATGTTAGTAAATCTCCTTATAATGGTTTATCGTATATTCATAAAGATAGTGAACGTAAACCTATACCTTATAGAGTAAATCCTTATTTAGCTTTAATAAGAATTTATTATTATCAAATTGAGAAAGCTATTAATAAATGGAAAAGTATTCTTGCAATACCTCAAAGTTTATTAACTGATGATCCTCTTATGAAAATGGAAGAACGTTTATCTAAATTAGAATCTAGTTCTTTACTTATTTTTAATGATGCCAATATAAATGCAAATGCTATTCAAGCTATGAAAGAAGTAACTACTAGTTCTACATTTAATTATGTTAATACATTAATGAGTTTAATAGCTTCACTTAAAGTTGATGCTAAAGAAGTAGCGAATATGACTCCTTCTAGAATGGGTAATCAAAAAGCTTATCAAGGTAAATCAGTTACTGAAAATAGTTTAGAACAAGCTAGTACAGCTTCTAATTGGGGATTAGAAATGTTCAATCTTTTACGTGCTAGAGATTATTTAGCTAATTATGATTATTCAAAAGTAGCTTGGGCAGAAGGTAAACAAGGTTCTTTTACTGATGAATCAACTAATGAGCATATTACTGTTGCAGTTGATCCTATGGAACATATGAGTCTTAATATAGGTATCAATGTTGGTAATAGTAGATTACTTGATGAAAAACTTAAAGCTATGAAAGATGTGGCATTTAGTGCTGCTCAAAATGGTGATTTTGAAATGGCTACAGAAGCTATACTAAATGATAATCTACAAGCTCTAAGACATAAAGTTTTAGATATTAGTAAAGCTACTAAACTTTATAATCAACAAATGAAAGATGCTGAAAATCAAGCAACTGTTCAAGCTGAACAAATTAAGTCTGATACTGAACATTTTAAAGCTGAAAATAAATTAGCTGAAATACAAGCTACTAATGATGGAGCAATTCAGAAGGCATTAATAGATCAACAAACTCAACTATTAGTTTGGGATAAACGTTTAAGTGTTGATGCAAATGGTAATGGATATGTAGATGATGTTGAAGCTGCTGGAGGTGCATTAATGGAAAATTATTATAAACAAGAAGCCATTCAAATTAAACGTCAAGAACTTGCTCTTAAAACTAAGAAAGTAAATAGTGATATTCAGAAATCTAAAGTAACTAGTAAATAAACTATTGATAAGTAAATATATACCTTATTATATGCATCTTATTTTTGTAGTACTTTTTATATCTATTATCCGATTAAGTCATTATATTTGTATTACTAAACTATTTAATAAAGTCTATTATGAAATTTAAACATGAACAATCTTTTCTAAGCGAAGAAATTAAAGAAGTTATTCCTGGTGGAACAGGAAATTCTACTATTGTTATTGATAAACAAGAAATTAAAACTAATTTACCACCAACTGAAAAAATTATAATTCCTGATGATGTACCACCTGTTATTCTCCCTGTTGCTGAAACAGAAGTTGAAAAGCAAGCACGAATAGATTTAGAAGAACAAAATAAACTTAATAACACTAAGCCAGTTGTTCAACAAATTCAAAATGCTGATGGTACTATTGGAGATTATATTATGGACGACAATGGTAATGCGACAAAAGATGGAGTAATAATTTATACTGCTGATCAATTAGAAGGAACTGAGAATGAACCTGATGATAAACCAGAAGATGTAAAAGAAGATATTCATCAACTTATATCTGAAGTATCAGGTCTTAATCTTGTAGATGATAATAATCAACCTTTAGTATTTAAAGAAGGTGTTGAAGGATTAGCTCAACGAGAAATAGCTGTTAAAGATTTATTTTATCAAAAAGGTAAAGTTGAAGCTTTAACAGAAATATTTACTAAGAATCCTGATTTATATGAAATGTATAATTATAAATCTAAACATGGTAGTTTAGATAATTTTGCTAGACAAACTAATTATAAAACTTTAGAATTATCAGATGAAACAACAACTGATGAACTTAAATCAATAATGAAAGAATATCTTACAGCAGTTGGTAATGATGAAAAGTATGCTGAAAGATTTATTAAACTATCCGAACAGGATGAAACTTTAAGAGTTGATGCTTTAGATGCTTTAACTAAACTTAAAGAAATGCAAACTCAAAAAGAAGCAAATATTAAACAACAAACTATTCAACAAGAAGCTACGGCAATTGCAGAAGTAGAACAATATTATGGTGTTTCTTATGATAAGCAAGGTAAACTTATTGATAAAAATGTTGAAGGATCATTATATGATAAAATAGTTAAACAAGGAAAAATTGGAAACATTATGATTCCTAATGCTGGTTTAATTGTTAATCAGAATGGT